GCTCAAGCAGTTGACGGGGACTGGTCGATCGTTCCCGTGGGCGGTCAAGACGCCGTAACGCCATGCACCATAGTCTGCTGCTCCTGCTGCCAGCGGGCGGCGGGGGCGCCACCTATAACGACAGCCTCAGTGAGGGCGTAACTCTCAGTGCTTCCGCTACGGCTGCGGCGACGTTCGCGTCTGCACTGAATGAGGCTGTGACGCTCGCAGAATCTGTTGCAAGCGCGCACGTAATGCCCGCAACAATCACGGAGAGTCTGGCTCTTGGTGATTTGTTCAGCGGCGGGTTACTCATCAATGATGGGTTGACAGAGGGGATTACTCTCGGCTCGGACTATGCTGTGGCGGCAGTCCGAAACGTAGTGCTTAGTGAGGGGTTGACTCTCGGCACGGACTTCGTCACGACGCAGACATTCGTCGATGCGTTCGGGGAAGGAGTGGTGCTTGGGGACGGGCTTGCGGCGGGTCTTTTGCTCGAAGCCACACTCGCTGAGACCACGACGCTCGGAGACGACTTCGTCTCAACAGTGACGAAAGATGAGGCACTGACCGAGAGTGTGACACTCAGCGGTAGTTTCGCCGCGACGCTCATCACAGCCGGAGCGGTATCAGAGGGGGTGACGCTCGCGGATAGTGTGGCTGCCGCTGCGGCCTATCCGGCAGTACTGTCGGAGGACGTGGTCCTTGACGCCACGCTCGTCGACGAGCATATTCAAGGTGGTGTCTACAATGACACGCTCGACGAGGCGCTGACGCTTGGCGACTTGTACTCGACTTCGCTTGTCGCGGCCTCGGCTCTGACGGAGGGGCTGACCCTCGACGCCTCTTTCTACACGCCGCCGCTCGGCCAGTCTGTCCGCTCGGGCGGCGGAGGGGGTGGCGGTCGGGCCTGGGGGTGGGAACTCGACCGCGAGGTCGAAGAGGAGATGGGAGTTCTCCTGGAGGGCCCGCCACTCACCCCGGCAACGATTGAAGCAGTGGCGCGCCGTCTTGACGCCCCGGCGGAAAGTCGTATAATCGGCCTCAAGCAGCCACCAGTACCAGCGGTCTCCTTCGATGCTGCAATGGTCAGGCGGCGACGGATTCGGCGGCGACTTCTCCTTCTACTCTGATGCCCCTCTACGATTATCGGTGCGAGGACTGTGGTGCGGAGCTTACTGCTTACCGGCCTGTGGCACAGTATCGTGAGCCTCTTCCATGCGCCTGCGGCGGACTTGCTGCGCGCCGAATTGTTGCGCCGGCAGTCGTCGCCGACTACGCGGGGTACGAAAGTCCGGTTACGGGGCGCTGGATCGAAGGGCGCCGTGCCCATCAGGAAGAACTCGCTCGGACTGGTTGTCGGGTATATGAACGAGGGGAAACGCAGGAATTCATTCGTCGAAAAGCCGAACGCCAGCGGCAATTCGACCGTGCGGTAGAGGAAGTCGTCGAACAGGCGGCTGCGCAGATTTCGTAAGGAGCGATCATGGACGGACAAGAGGGTGGGATGGACTTTCTCGACCAAGGGGTGGATGAAGCCGCCGCTGGTCTCGATTCCGGCGCCGGGGGTGGCACTGCGGCGGCGGATGCCGCTCCTTCACCTGCTCCCGCAGCACCCAGTGGCGGACCTGGAGCTGCTCCCGGCGCCCCCCTCACCCAGGAAGAATGGCGAGCCCTCCCGAAGTCCTGGAAGCAGGAGTTCGGCGAGCACTGGGGTAAGCTCGATCCGAACCTCCAGCAGTACATTCACACCCGCGAAAAGCAGGCCCTCGATGGCCTGATGCAGTACAAATCGCAGGTCGATGGCTGGAACCAGCTCTTCGAGCCATACAAGCAGTGGCTCGACCACTATCAAGTCAATCCGCACGAAGTGACGCAGCGGATGATGAATGCCCACCTGACTCTCATGCACGGGACACCCGAGCAGAAGAGACAGGTCGCAGCGCAACTGGTCCAGGACTACAAGCTCGCTGAACTGCTCGGTGGGCAACAGCAGCAGGCCGATCCAGTCGCGCAGCATCTGCAACAGCTCGTTGCACCGGTTGCTGAGCGTCTGCAGCGTCTCGAAACCCAGACCATGCGCGAGCAGCGCGCGAAGGTCGAAACCGAGGTCAATACCTTCCTCGGTGATGCAAAGAATGAGTTTGCCCAGGAGGTTCTCCCCGACATGGTGAAGCTCCTGAATGCGGGTCTCGCTTCAGACCTGCCGTCTGCGTATGAGCAAGCGTGTCGTCTCAACCCTGCCGTTGCTCGGAAGATCTTCGAGCGCTCGGTCGAGGGGGCGACGAAACCCGTCAAGCCGGCGCCGACGAATGTGTCCTCAAGCCCTGTCCCACCGGCGCCGACAGCGAATCCGAATCGGACGTTGGAAGAAGATATGAGCGATATCTTCGACCAGATCATCAACCGATAACTGGAGATTTTCATGTCCACGCCTTCCTCGGTTTTCACGGAACTGGTCACGACGACCTTCCGGAACCATCGCTCGAAGCTGATCGACAACGTCAGCAACAACAATGCCCTGCTCGCCTACCTGAAGCGCAAGCGCAAGATGCGCACGGAGAGCGGCGGTACGGAAATCGCCGTTCCGCTGGAATACGCCGAAAACGGGACGTACCAGCGCTACTCGGGCTACGACGTTCTGAACGTCCAGCAGTCGGACGTTTTCACGGCGGCCAAGTTCGACTGGCGTCAGATCGCGATCAACGTGACCGCGAGCGGCCGTGAGCTGCGCATCAACAAGGGCAAGGAACGGATCATCAACCTCGCCAAGTCGCGTCTGAAGAACGCGATGAACACCTTCAACAACAACTTCAGCTCGGACATCTATTCCGACGGCGCCCTGTCGAATCAGGTCAACGGCCTCCAGGCGCTGATCGCTGACGCCGGGACCGGGATTGTCGGCGGGATCGACAGTTCCACCTGGACGTTCTGGAAGAACGTGGTGCAGTCAGCAGCCGCGCCTCTCCAGGGCGGCGGTGCTATCACGCCGTCGAACTCGACGATCCAGAGCCTGATGCTCCCGCTCTGGCTCGAACTGGTCCGCGGCGGTGACAAGCCGGATCTGATCGTCTCTTCGAACGAGTATTACTCGTTCTACGAGGAGTCGCTCACCGACCTGAAGCGCTACACCAGCACGGAGTCGGCCACCGGCGGTTTCGTCGCGCTGAAGTACAAGAGCGCCGACGTGATCTTCGACGGCAACAGCGGCATCCCGGACACGCGGATGTACTTCATCAACACGGACTACTTGGAACTCGTCGCCCACACCGACGCGAACTTGACCGTGAACGACGAAATGCGTCCCTACAACCAGGACGCGGTCGTGATCCCGATCCTCTGGATGGGCAACCTCACGGTCAGCAACCGCTCGTTGCAAGGGGTGCTGAAGCCCTAATTGGGGCGAATCACCGGCGGGTTACTCTCCCCAATTCAACACGAGGAACTTCATCATGTACGCCCTTGGACTCAATCCGACCCAGGTGTGGACGAGCAGCGAGACGCCGTCCCATGCCGTGGGTACTCTGGTCGCGGACCGCGACGGCAAGATCTACCGGATGGTGAAAGCCGATGCTGGCGGCATCACCGCGGCAGGCTACGTCTGCCTCATCAAGCCGTCGGGCTCGGCTGATATGATCGAGACGACGAACAGCGCGCCGGGCACCGGCGTCGGGATGGCTGTCGGCGTGGCGATGGCAGCGGTCGCGGCCTCCGGCTACGGCTGGCTGTGCGTCTACGGTCAGGGAGTGCCGACCCGGGTCAACGCCTCATGCGCGGCGGGCACCCGCCTGAACACGACGGCGACGGCCGGGCAGCTTGATGACGACGGCACCGCCGGTGCCGAGCAGGTCATCGGCATTTCGCTCGAAGCAGCGCGCGGCGGTACGGCGGGGACGGCCAACGCCTCGCTGAACTTCCCGTCCGTCAGCGTCACGCTGTAACCTCTGGAGGGGGGCTTCGGTCCCCCTCCACCCTCCACCCTCAAAGGAGCATACGATGAGCGAAATCCGCCCGCCCTTCGTGTCGTTCGAGAATCGGCAAGTGGAAGACCGTGCTGCTTCACTGAAGCACGGATTCAAGGTTCTTGTCGATGTACCCTACATTTGCCTCGTTCCGCATGGGAGCGAAGGCCGTACCCGCATTGAGCAGCCCTATGAAGAGTGGCTGGCGAAGATCCGGGGCAAGGTCGATCTGGAACTCCGCGCCCCCGGCTCCGGTTCTGATACACCGCTGATGATGCAGAGCCGTTTTCCGCGCGCCTGGCTGGAACAGATCGAACTCGCTTTCACGGCCTGGCGGAAAGGTATCACCCTCGATGTGGAAGGGACCCCCCTTCGTAACTGGCCGGTGATTGCGAAAGCACAGCTCGAAAATTGTGAGCACTTGCATCTCTACACGATCGAGGCGCTCGCCGAGGCTACGGATGAGACGACGGAACGTCTGGGGATGGGTGGTATCATCCTGCGGCAGCGCGCCCGCGACTGGCTCGCGGCGAAGGCCGGGGATGCGGGCAAGCTCTCCGCTGAGCTGGAAACTCTCCGAGTCCGGCTGCAAGGTCTGGAGGCCGAAAATGCAGAGCTCAAGGAGAAAATTGCTGCGCTCGTTGCAGCAAGCGCGGAGGCGTGAACAATGGCGCGAACACTGCTTGAACACATCCAGCGCGTCTCAATGCGAGTCGGGCTTCCGATCCCTTCTGCCATCATCACTTCGACGGACGCGCAAGTAAAGCAGTTGCGCGTTTGCCTCGAAGATGCTGTGACGGAAGCAATGGCGCGTTGGACCTGGGAAGTGCTGCAGCGTCGCGCAACCTTCACTTCAGTTGCGGCCGAATCCCAAGGAACTCTTGTCTCTCTCACCGGGACAGACTTCGTCAAGATCAATAACGATACGATCTGGGACTTGACGAACCGTCGCCCTATCCGGGGGCCGGTGTCTCAGTCCCACTGGCAAGAACGGACGGCGGCGGGCTTGACCGGGCCTTTCTACGAGTACCAGATCCGCGGTGGGGAACTGTTGCTCAACCCGGCTCCTTCGGCGGGGGACTCGTATTCCTTCTTCTGGACCTCGAACAAGTGTTACAAAGATGCGAGCGGGACGGCGAAATCCGCTCTCAGTGCAGACGACGACACGGCTGTGTTCAGCGACGCGATGGTCTACTACGGCACTCTTTATCTGTGGAAGATGGAGAAGGGTCTACCCTACGCAGAGGATCTACGACAGTGGGAGTTGGTCGCCACGGCGGAAGCCTTAGCAAGTGGAACAAAGCCGACGCTTTACCTGGACGAACCGACGCGCTCGGCTCGACCTGGGATCGTGGTTCCCGAAGGTAGTTGGCCGTTGTGAAGACAGCTCTACAAGCCGCTCGGATGCCGCCGCAGCGGACGGCGGCACCAGTCAGTCGCCCCCCGCCAGTGCTGGGCTGGAATACGCGAGATAGTCTCGCTTCGATGCGCGCGGGCTATGCACCAGTTTTAGATAACTGGATTCCCCGCCCCTCCGAAGTCGTGATGCGGAAGGGTGCGGCCGACCACGCTACCGGCTTTGGAGCTTCGACGGACGTAGAAACGCTGATGGCATATCAGCCTGCGTCGGGTACGGGAAAGCTCTTCGCAGCTGCCGGGACGGGTATCTACGACGCGACAGCGGCTGGTGCGATCGGAGCCGCAGTCAGTGCCATCACCAATGCGCGGATCCAGCACGTCAACTTCGCAACTTCGGCCGGGCAGTTCCTCTGTCTCGTGAACGGGACGGATGATTACAGGTACTATAACGGAACCAGTTGGACGACCGTTGCGACGTTCACCTTCGGTGTAGGAACGCTGGCGACGAATACGCTGATTCACATTATGGCTCACCAGTCCCGGCTCTACTTTGCCGTGGAAGGGTCACTCCGTTTCTACTTCATGGAATCGGCCGGAACGATCTCTGGGACGGTTAAGGAGTTCAATCTCGATCAAGTGTTTTCAATGGGCGGCTACCTCATGGCGATGGGGAGCTGGTCCCAGGACGCCGGGGATGGCCCGCAGGATCGAGCGGTCTTCATTTCGTCAGAAGGGCAGGTTGCGGTTTTCACCGGAACGGACCCAGGGGACACGACGAAGTGGGCGCTGGTCGGAACATATTACATTGGTCGGCCAGTCGGACGCCGCTGCCTAGTCAAGTTTGCCGGCGACCTTGTTCTGCTCACGGAGCGTGGGCTGTTCCCGCTGTCGAAGGCTCTTGTATCTTCAGTAGTTGACAAAACAATTGCACTGTCGGATCAGATCAGTCCGACACTTGCGGCCAATGCTGCCGCAGAGAAAGATACCTTCGGGTGGCAGATGCTTCTGCATCCGGCAGAGAATGTGCTTCTTATTTCAGTCCCAACTACCCCTCGTTACGTGTATGGGATGGAGCTGACTTCAAAGGGCTGGTTCCGCGTAAAGGCCTGGGATCCGATTTGTATGGAGGTCTTTAACGGCCTCCTTTACTACGGAACGACAGGTAAGGTGGTGAAAGCCTTTTACGGCACAACTGACTTTGACGGGAACATCGAAGCGGAATTGATGGCAGCTTATGACTACTTCGGAGAGCATGGATTTACAAAGCTGTTACGGCTGATCCGGACGACGTTTAAAGCAACCGCTGGTTTCAGTCTCATTCTCGGCGGCAACGTCGACTTCGGTGTGACGGTCCCTTACTCGGTGCTGGAGACGGTCCCAGCAGTGGGCACGGCCCTCTGGGATACAGCCGTTTGGGATTCCTCCTACTGGTCAGCGGATGCGCTCATTTTCTCCGACTGGCGTACGATTGCAACAAAACCTGGATTCAACTTTTCACTCTATTTGAAAGTAGCTTCCCGGACGACGACACCGTCCCTCCTCGCAGTGGATTACATCTTCAACAAAGGTGGGCTACTGTGATCGTGCTCAATCATGATGAACTGGTTGCGCGGTGGGTTTATGCCAGGACTGGGGGTGAATGGGTTTCGGGAAGTGGGCGCGCAATTGGCTGGTTTAATGGGCGAGAGCTAACCGCCGGTTATGTTCTCTCCCAGTACAACGGGCGCAATATCTTTGTCGACTACGCAGTCGAAGGCACGTATCTCCCACAAGCCCTGCTCGCAGCAGTAGGACAGTACTGCTTCGTTCAGCTCAAATGCTCGCGTTTGACCCTGGTGGCAGAAGCCAGTAATGTTCGATCTGTAGCGATTAACAGAAAGCTTGGCGCGACCCTAGAAGCGACACTTGTGGGCGCTGCGCGTGATGGAGGGGATGTTCTCATCTTCCGCCTGACCCCAGACTGCACCATTTGGAAGAAGCTTCATGGGAAAATCGTCGCAAACTCCGCAGGCTCCCGATCCCGCGAAAGTGATTCCGCTCCAGGAAGCGGCGAACTCGCGCGCGTTCCAGCAGACGGTCAACGCGATGCGGCCGACAGAAGTGACGCCATACGGCACTTCGAGTTGGACGAACAATCGCAGCTTTGACGAGGCGGGATACAGCCAGGCTCTTGCGGACTGGGAAGCCCAGTCGCAAAGGCGGGGAACTCCACTGCCGGAGCCATCTCGTGATCAGTTCATGCGGGATAACTGGACCCGCACAGTTGCGCTCGATCCGACGCAGCAGACTCTACTCGATCGCCAGAATGCGAACTCGCTGGGGATGGCAGATCAGACCCAGTCGATGCTCAATACAGTCAAGAACACGTATGCGCAGCCGCTCAACTTGGCGGATTCGCTCCCGGAGTTCAAGAGCTACGCGGTAGGCAGTCCCGAGCGTCAGCACATCGAGGATGCCTTGCTCCGTCGGATCAGGGCAGAGCAGGACCCCCGATTGGCCAGACAGCGTCACGCGCTCAACGACCAGTTAATTCAAACTGGCTTCAATGTGGCGGATCAGCCATATTGGGACACGATGAGCCGATTTGACTTCGATGCGAATCGTGCAGATGCAGATGCGGTGGATCGGTCCATCTTGCTCGGTGGGCAGGAGGCGAAGTTCGGAGCGGGGGAGAATGCGCGCTCGCTGGCGCAGGCCCTGCAGGAAGCCTCGCTGAAAGCGCAGGACCGCGGCCGAGTGCTCAATGAATTCAACGCCTTCCGCACCGGATCACAGATGACGATGCCGCAGACCCAGGGGTCCTATGCGGCGCCGAGTGCGCAGGCACCTGACGTGCAGGGCGCATATCAGCAGTACTACGACAATATGCTTGGCGCATCGAACGCGCAGAACGCATCGTCTGACAACTTTTTGAGTGGGCTTATGGGCCTCAGCGGGGCCTTCCTCGGAGGCCCGCAAGGCAGCGCCGCCGCTACTCTCATGTCGAAGCTGTTCGGCTAAGGAAACCAGCATGGCGACGAAAGGTGTTTTCGGCCTTCCCCCCGAGTACGAATCGGAGCTAGATCAGGCACGGCTCCGGCAGGAACTGGCCAAGGCCATGATGGGGCAATACGCCCAGCCAGTGCAGGGGCAGATGGTCGGCAAGCATTATGTCGGTGCGAATCCGATGCAGTATCTGGCCAACATTCTTGGCCAGACGTTTCAGCGGCAGGGAATCAACGCGGCGCAACAGGATATCACTGGCATCAAGCAGCGGGCGGCCACGGAATCCCAGGCCGAGCGGGACAAGATCATTGAGGCGCTGCGCGGCCGGATCAATGCCCTTCCGACAGATCAGGCTGGTCCGCCGCAGATCACCGCGTCGAACCCCCTGGAAGCGGAGCGACTTGCGCTCGGGGCGAAGTTTCCTGGCAATCAGGCCCTCTTCGAAGCCCTCTCGAAGAACCGGATGGACCTCTTCAAGGCGACTGCGCCAGCCGCAACGAATCCGAGTGTAGTGGCGGCGCAGGGTGATCCGGCGCGTCTGACTGGAACGGTGCCGATTCCTCCCCGGCCTGAGACGATTGGCGGGAATGAAGGGGTAGTAACGACTGAGCCGAAGACAGGAAAAGAGGACTTCAAGTTCGCTCCGCGTCCGCTAATCGGAAGTGTGTCTGCTTCCGCTTCGACTGGTGGTAAGATGGCAGTCGCAGGCGTGGAGCACAACCTCAAGCAGATTGACAAGAGCACCCCGCTGGCAGAGGCGGCGCGCGTGAGTCTCGGCACGGCGCAGGAGGCACTGGCGGCACTCGACCAGGGGGCGAAAACTGGTATCACGCAGCCCTTCCAGCAGGTTGTACGGAAGTTTATGAAGGACTTCGGGATCGAGACTGGTCCGGACGCGGGAGACCGTCTTGCTGCCGCCCTGAAGGCGCGCGTGATCCAGCGGGCAGGTGGCCTCGGTCGGCAAATCTCGGATGCGGACCGGGAATTCTTGGAATCGGCAAGCGGTTCCATCATGACCGACCCGACGACGCTGCGTCGTATTATCGCCCTCGATGCTGTGAACGACATGACCATCATCGACAGGCATAACAACCTGGTGAAGGCGGGGGCGCAGTACCCGGAGGTTGCACCTTCACTCGCCGGTGCGATGGTGAATTTCAATTTCAGGCCGGATGCCGTTACTGCGAAGATGATCGATGCTGTGATGCGCGGGGAGTCTACCTTCGATGCGGTGCCCGCGGAGAAGCCGGCGGCCCTGCTCCCGGGCAAGGATGGAAAGCCGAACCCGGCCGGCAAACCGCTTACACCGGCTGAGCAGCGGGAATTGGAGGAATTGCGGGCCTGGCGCGCAGGGGGTGCTAAATGAGCGACCGAGAGGAGCTAGAAAAGCTTCGCCGGCTACGCGAGTTGGAGCTCAAGGCTGGGGGGCGCACGTTCGGTGAGGCCACGCGGGAAGTGGTAGATGAAGCTGGGAATGTTGTCGCAGGGGGAACACGACGTGCCTTGACTGGCGTGCTCGGACTCCCTGCAACGCTGATTAATCTCGTTACGCAGGGCAGTCCGAAGCTCATGAATGCCTTGGGGGTGCAGGCGGCGCCGCTCATCCCTCGGATGGTGGGTGAGCCACAAGACTGGGATCGGCTGATCGAAACGATCGCAGGGGAACCGGCGCCAACGGCTCGGACTGTACCTGGCAAGATCGCAGAGTCGATGCTCGCGGCGGCGCTCGGGAGCAAGCTCACCGGCGGAGGTCTGACCATCGGTGCAATCTCTGGGGGACTGGGCGAAGGGGTAACTCAAGCCTCGGATAACCCCTATCTCGGCGCCGCAGCGGCGACCCTCCCCTACCTGACGAAAGGGGTATGGCAGGCATTCCGTCCGATGCGAGCGGAGCATACGGCCCGCGATCTACTGCGGAACGTGACTCCAGACGAGATGGATGAGACCTTCAAGAGGATCAAAGACTTCAAGACGCGCAGTGGTGGGACGGCAGAAATGATCCCCGCGCAGGCTCTTCCCCCCCACTCTCAGGCGCCGGGACTGGCTGTGGACTTGGCGCGGACAACGGAAGGGAAGCCGATCGTTGACGCCCTTGTGAAGCAGGGACGACCGCTCCCCGGCGGGAAGAGTCCAGTGGACTTGATGCGGGGGTCGTACCAAGACGAGGCGGCAAACCTGTATGCCCAAGGCGAAGCGGTCCGGCCGACACGTGCTGGAGTGCGGGCGCTCTGGACCGACCTGCGCGGATTGCCGAAGGAGCTGGGAGTCCCGGCGAACTCAGACCAGGCGGCTCTGCTGACGAAAGCGTTGGCGGAAACCCGCGACGTACTGCGGGGCCGACCGAATGCCCGCCAGCTCTCGGTCTACGCCGACTCACTTGCGGCGAAGAAGGACTACATTCCCGGCGCCGGCCCTTACTTCCCTGCAGCTGCGGGTAAAGTAGCCGAGCTGGCCAAGAAAACGCATCCCGCCATCGGGCAAGCTGATGACCTCATCGCACGGCAAAAAGAGCTGACAGATGCACTCAACCGGGTGCAGATTCCGGGACGAATGGGGATGGCAGACGTTGATCCGGGTGCTGTTGCGCCGAACCTTGCGTTAGCTGCTGGTGGCCAGGCGACAGGGCACAGCCTCGTTGCGGGCGCGGCCCTCGCTCGGATGGCGCGCTCCTTTGTCGCCGGGTATCCGGAGAAGAAGCTTGCCGAAGCTCTCGCCGATCCGACGATGCGGAAGTTGACCGATTTGGCTGGGACGACCCGGCCTGGCGGCTTCTCCATCAACGCCCTTCGGGCGGCGATTCAAGCAGAACTTCAGGCCGCGCAGGCGCCGCAAACTCCCGAGGAGTAAGAGATGCCTTTCAACGGATCAGGAACCTTCGCTCTCCCGGTTATTAGCGGGTGGCCTGCGGCTTCCGGGGCAGTGATCAGTTCGACTGCAGTGAATTCGGTAATCGAGGATCTGGTTGCTGGGCTCACCGCAGTTCTGCCGCGTGATGGCCAGTCAGCGATGACTGGCAACTTGTTGATGGGCGGCAACCTCATCACGAACTGCGGATACGTGGCCGAGTTGCATGCTGCGGATATTGCCTCAGCTGGAACAGTAAACATCGGCGCAGCAGTCGGTCGAACAGTCTTCATCACCGGGACGACCACGATCACGAGCTTCGGGACGGCGGGCGATGGCGTAATCAAGATCGTCCGGTTCACGGGCGCGCTCACGCTGACGCACAATGCAACTTCGCTCATCCTGCCAGGAGCGGCAAATATTACTACGACGGCTGGGGATGCTCTCCTCGCCATGTCACTGGGCGCTGGTAACTGGGTCGTTCTCTTTTATCAGCGCGCGGCAGGGTATCTTCCGCTCAACGGCGGAACACTGAGCGGGGCATTGGCACTGCCTAGCGATCCGGCAGCGGCTCTTCATGCTGCGACAAAACAATATGTCGATGCGGCAAAAGCGGCGGCTCAATCGGCCGCTGCAAGTTACACTGACACTGGTTTAGCGACGAAGTCCGATACAGGGCACACCCATGCATGGTCGGCGATCACAAACCGGATGTCTAGCGACGGGACGGATACAGGTGACCCGAACACGACAACTGAGCCGTTCATGATCACGAATCATGCAAACGGCCCGCTCGGTGCGGGGACTTACTTCTACATCTGGACGGGATGGCACGGCGGCACCTACATAGCACAAGTCGCCGTGGAGGCAGCTGCAGGAGCCCCGCGAACTTACACGCGTAGCAAAACCGGCGGCACATGGTATCCGTGGGTGCGCTGCG